CTGTGCTAGTTGAGTCTGTATTACTGTTACGTCCGGTTGGTTCTTCGCCTTTTCAGTCTTAAATGTTTGTATGGCCTGTGCTGCCTCTTCTTGACTAAGGCCCTGCTGTTTGAAGTAGTTCTTCAGGATAGTGTCCTCGGTTACTGTCTGCTTTCCATTAATGATGCTGGCCAACTTATCATAGTCAAATGATGTAGCCTGTTGGCTCTGTTGGCTCTGCTGATTCTGTTGTCCATCGCCATTACTTCCCTGTCCATTGGAACCAGTATCCGGATCAGAAAAGAACTGTAACCTTAAAGGGAAAAACATAGAATTTCTCATAATATAACTCCTTTCAGTTGTAAGAGTGTCTCTCTTTTCAGTTTTATGGGTGTCTCCCAAAATAACAGTTTTAAGTGTGTCTCACATCTGCGCACTTTTATGTCATAAGCATTTTGGACATATAAAAAGCACCCTCTCGGATGCCTGATTTTGAGTATAAAAATACCACCTGATCATTTAACTGATTGGTGGTATTACTTTTTATTTAAATACCCATTTTGGTACAAAAACATTATCTCATCACTTGACAATACTTTAAAAGGGTTCTCTTCATCGTCATATTCTGTATCTTTGAGAGCAGGGTTGTATTCATTCGGTATAAACCCAAGCTTCTTGCAGATATCATCATACATTACCTCTTTACTCATTACAACACCTCCAACTTAACTCCAGCATCACGAAACATATCTAATACATTATTATTATACCCTTTTTCTTCCATCATTGCAAGTGCCGATATTGCCATGGGCCTATTCACTTCCGCTGCAATCTCGTATTTATAAACATCCCCATTGTGGCAAGCAATCAAGCCATACTTATAACCTCTTTGTTCAGCAACAACTAAATCATTAAGACTTGGATGCATACTACTTGGGTGATTATGAATAGCTATAATCTCTCCATTATCTGTTCGTTTAAGCATCTTGAACATTTTCTTTGTTGGCTTTGCCTCACTATTCTTTTCGTAATCAACTGATCTTAGAACTTCACCAGATTTAGAATTAATAAATACAAGGTCCTCATACTTAGTACCGCTACGATGATAAAGAATATTCCTGGATTCATTTAATATCTTTCTTGTTATGTCTATGGATTCACCAAGAGACTCTATCTTTCTAGTGTAAACAGAACCGTTTATTGTATTACGGTTAATAACTGTATTCCTTAATATTCCTTTGTTACTCGACTCATATTCCTTTGACCTGTACCGCCATTCGTTTTCCTTGTATTTATATTTATTTTGATTATCTTCATCCAGTGAATTATCTGCCAATCTTGCAAACTTTTCAGTCTGCTTCTTTGCATAATTCACTTTCTGCTCATCTATGTACTCCTGCTTAGCCCTCTCTATCTGATCATGAGTAACTAATGGAGGTTCAGTTATACCTTCAAAATAAGTTGTATGGCTATCCCTACAGTTGGGATGATAAAGTCCTCTAGCTATTGCGGAACTGAGTAATGGATAATCACCATCAGCAGAGGATCCTCCACTCCATACATCATCAATAAATATCTTTCCGACAAAGGGAAGACATTTTAAACAGGCTGCACCGCGCTTATTCATGATTACAGTGGTAATTCCCCACTCTTTTCGTTTTTCTCCCTCTCCAGTCAAATAGGCGCGTTTATTTGCGGTTCTAAGTGCCATCGCTGCATATGATCCAATATTTACTCTGGCACCATTTGTATACTCAACACAATTTATACCGGATGATAGATAATCCTTTGTTGCCATATCAACTGCTTGCTCATACGTGGCTGCTCCCGAATTGACATAGGCTTGAGCATTGAAAATAACTTGTCGGTATTTATCTTCCGACATCCGGAGCATAGCATGTTCAGCCTTCTGAAGATCAGCCTTAGTCGCATTAATCAAAGCATCCATTTTACGATTATTAATCCGAAAAAATTCTCCTGACATGTCAAGGATCCCTCCAAATGAAGAAGGGGTAAAACCTTTTTTAATAGCTTCAAGTATCTCAACCTCTTGATCCATATATCCATTCTTACGGGCTGAGTTGATTGCGTCCTCGATAGATCTGTTTATATAAGCAAATTGTTTCTGAAACTTCTTCTGGTTAGCTGTGCGATACATTGCCAAGGCTTTTAGCTGCTCCGTCTGCCACATGGACCACTCTTTACCTTCAGTAAGTTCCTCGATACGATGGCGCTGCATATTACGCATCATTGACTTGATCAGTTGTTCTTCAATTGAGGCAAAAGCTTCTTCGATATCATATTCATTCACAAATATCACCTGCCGTTCGAATGAACTTTAAGCCCTTGTGCTTTGTACTGCCTGGTCAGATTCTTCAACTGCGTTATGCTGTTGCATTTATCATTTTTTAACTCGGCATATTCAGTCTTTTCAATGGCATATATACCAAGTGGCACCTGTTCCGATGCCACATTAAGTAGTTTTTCATATTCATTTCTGCCCATTTTGTATAGGCGGTTCATTACTTTGACCTGCATTTACATTCACCCCATTCATATTAACTGCCGGTTCTGTGATTTCAGCGATTCCCTGTTCTGATTTCAGACGCTTAACTTCTTCTGTCTTCCAATCATCATCTTTGGAATCGCCATATAATTCTTCCACACAGGCCTCAATACTCATAATTCCCTGTGTTTTACCTTTGCCTACTGTCTCGACCTGAGATTCAAAAGAAGGATTGGCATACTCTCCAAATGGTATCTCAATATCTAAATCTCCAATTGCCTTATTGTTATACGTATCCCATGCTTTCATAACGGAATTAATTAGCTTAGGAACCGTATTTTGCAGAGATTCAACAATTTTATTTCTTGTGTATAATGTTGTTTTCTCTTTCTCTCTTTGCGCTTCCGCATTATCCAACTTTTTAACATCGATACCAAGAGTAGAAGGTGAGATAATACCCTGCAAGCAAAGATCTAATGCAGTAATATACGTACTCAGATAACTTTCATGTGGGATATCACCCTGAATAAGTTCAATTTTCTTTTGAAATCCTTCTTGCATAGGACTGTCTGTTTTTATATAGCTGTTATCAAACGGGTTCGGGGCCAATACCTCACCAGTAAGCGGATTTCTCGGAAGCATATCTTCTGGGATATACTCTTTAGTTCTATTCCGGCGAAGCGCATCCATCCACTGGCTCCATGCTTCATCAAGCGCATCGAAGTTATCCGTTTTACCATCAAATATACTGCGCCCTCTGCCATGCCATTTACTTGACTTAAAGATTTTAAAAGGTATTGCCATGCAGAAATTATCCTGCCATGTTACAGGTTCAAGATTAGCGGTCTCCGGAAGAACTGATAAATCCACCTCTCTTCCGTCATACTGCAAAGAGTAGGATATATAACCATATCCATATGTTTCAAGTAGCATATACTCCTTATAATCTTTGTTATAAACAGTTTTAAATACAACTTCCTTTATTCTTCCACGATCAATATTAATATCGATGCGATCCCCCGGATAAAACTCAATTACAGGATACTTACTAAGAACCGTATCAAAACTAATTTTAAAAGCGCCATCACCAACACACAGGGCTTCTGTAATTGCATCGGAAATCAGTTCTGAAAAACAATTATCTTCCGCTATCTTTTCCCACTCATCTTTACGCTTTTCATCGATCTCTATATCATTCATATCTGCAATTACAACTGATGTAAGGATTTCGACCATCATTCCAGGAAGACCCGTGTGTATCTTTCGAATTTCCATGCCTGGTGTGGGGATGGCTTTCCAGAATCTCGTCCCAGAACAAGGCATCTGTGCATAAAGCTGTGATAACTCTTCGGATTCACCGCGATACCATATACGATTTTTAATAGCGTTTGATTCATAGTCTAATATCTCACGGATAAAGAATGTACTCTGTTGCGCCGGCTCAATACGTAGCCAGCTCCTAATTCCTGTTTTGATTTTGTCAGACATATTTCTTAACCATCCCACCTTCTTCACCTCTTATTAATCTTTTCTATTGTATTACATATAGCGCAGGTACAAATGCAGACAGTAAAACAAATTATTACTAAGTTTAATGTACTCATTTCTTAATCACTCCTATCTTGTCTCTGTAGGGAATCCAACCGTATTGCGTACTGTTAACCATATGATCATTTTTATCCTCCGGGGTATTATCTTTCTTCTCATTCCAGCTATAGACCTCATGCTCTGTAATAAAGTTTGTGCAGGTATCAACCACATAGAAAACTGGTTTTTTGCCTGCCTCATCATCATAGGAGAGCCAGCCTAACTCTAGGTTGATGCGGTCTATTATTTCAACAGCCTTATATGCTCCATTGAATATATAAAGACAATCATTATGGGCTCGCTTATGCTTTGCAAACTCTGTGATTGTTGCCTGATCCGCTGAATCTATAAATACGTTCTTAGCAAATCCCCATTCCTTGCGGTTACGCTCTAGGAAGTCTATGTAATTAACTACCGTATCCGAAGGGGCAATAGGTATTTCAAGGCTTGCATTGTTATATACCTTTTCGTCTAGTAGTACATACCTACCTATATTAGTAATACCACTGAATGACATTGCGATCGTATCCGGCGATTCCTGTGAGTATGATGTATCCAATCCAGACGTAAAGATAGAAAAATATTCTTCCTGGTGCCGATCCTTCTGAACAAATTGCTTTGCCCATTCCTTAGATCTAACATGCCTCTTACGATTAAAATTACCAAATACTAACCCGGTTGCTCTGCCTCGTAAACCCTGTATCTTATTCTTCCAGAGTTTAGTCCCTTTAGGAACACTAAGAATAATCTGTTCTATCTTTTCCTTTGGAATTCCCATATTATGTTCAAAAGAAAAGAACCAATGCACCCAACCGGGTTTTGGCTCCTCTGTAAGCATATTATTAATTTCATCGGGAGCATCGTTCTTGAACTCCGGAAGCGGACGGCTGCAATTGATGTATTCTTTATACACCTGGAGGCTCGGATCATCTGGGTTAAGTGTTGACATCATATAATCACAACGCATAGCAGCCTCTCTAACAAAGTCGATATCAGCAGTGTTAATCTCATCTATGTAAAGACAACCATATTGACCACCTAAAGCTTTTTGCCACTTCTTTTTATCCCCATAGCCCATCACATAAACTATCTTATCACCGTTGCTGGTATGATAAAGAATATGAGGGATCTTTTCGTCTTTGGTTCCATTACCATTGTACTCTGTAAGAACCCCAAAATCGTCTATAATGCCAAGATCTTTATTGATTATATTCTTTTCAGCGGTACCGGTATCCTTTGCTGCTATGATATGATACTTTTTCTTACTCTCGGCTACAAGCAGCATAAACTTAAATATTCCTACAGTAGTTTTTCCTGCAGCAGTTGTACCCTCTAAGAATTCAACCGGTGCAGTATGACGGATGAAAGCTTTATACTTATCGGATAATATCAAGTTTTCCTGGCTCAATATTAACCACCTCGCATTTGATTTATTAAACTGTCTAGCTTGCTCTTTTCTTCATTAATCCCCGATAATTCAATCTTATCCTTAAACATACCTAAATGTCTGCCTAACAGCTCAAGAGCCTTCACTTTGTCACAGGTTGCTACCTCTATCCCATTCTTGCCCATCTTAATTCCAGCAATAGCTTTCTTTTTATCTTCCGGAAGTTGATCGGTAGGTATTACTTTAACAGCGTCCCATGTCTTTAACTTACCCGTATCCGGATCCATTACATAACTACCGTTAATTAATATTGGCTCATCAACTACTTTAGCAAAATCAGATCCGTTGGAAAATGCTATTGCTGCAAGCTCCTTAAGGACCATATCTTGAGATATCTCAGTACGTTTTTCTCGATCTTTCATACGATCTTCAATATAGTTTGCAACGTTAACATTAGTTAACAATCTACTAGCAGCAGCTTTCGCTGCTTCATCGCTTTTACAATTCTTATAAACCGCCTTATATGCCCTGGTGGCATTAAGATCAATTAGATATTCATCTGCAAATAATTTCTGTTTATTAGTTAATGCCATCAGGATCACCTCATTTCGTTTTGTTTTGGGCATAAGAAAAGGAACCCGATTAAGAGTTCCATTTAAAACTATCTATTACTAATTTTCGTAATTCGTTTATTAATCATTTCCAATTCGAAATCAAGTTTCTTAATTTCAGGCTCAAGCTTGTCATCAATTATCTTATTCAGTTCATCTTCTTCATTGTCCAGTTTGTCTATAAGATTTGAATAATGTTCTTTCCATCTACTTTTTGCACAGTCTCAATATACTTCCATCTCGGCTGATATGGTCTGCTTCCTTACATTGGCTTTGCCTAATTCATTCCTTGCGATTTGAATTTTACTCTGACATTCGGCCTTCATATTTTCAAACATTTCTATATACTCCATAATTATCCCCCTTTTAATCCAAATACTACCACATTATTACAGTATTCGCAATACAAAAGGCACTCAGCGTCAGCTCTGAATGCCTTTACGAAAGGAGTCCCTCTTGGGGG